CAGCTTCTGACAAGGATGTCAAGTTTTTTCCGAAGTTTCTTCAGATTCTTTTTCAGTATCTTTTGGAACAGTTTTTGCATATTCGCCAGTTCCATCGGCTAAATGTTCATATCCAGTAAGTTTTCCCGAATACTTATCCAGAAGTTCTTTCCTGAAATCTTTTAATTTTTTAGATGTCATGTTTGTATTCCTTTTTCACCTTCACTTATATCATAACACAGAAACGTGCTGAATGTCAAGTTTTTTTCGGCATAAAATTATCTAAAAGTTCTGGATCAACACCCATCATATCTCTTGTGAGTTTGGTCTTTGGAACATTGGCCGCAATCCAACCCAAAAGTTGTCGTTTAACATCCATTTCTGGGCCGATAGATTTTCCTTCTTTCTTGATGGTTAGATAGGTAAAATCTTTAATAAGGATATTTCCCTGAGATGTTTTCATTGGTTTCTTTGTGTCAGGGTCAACATAAGGAATAGTGTTATCTCTATTATTAAGAATTACCCGAACACTACCATTTAAACCTCTTGGAAGTTTTCCTTTAATCACTTCATACATGCTTGTGGCCGCACCTTCATGAGAAAGGAGCATAATATCATCTGCAACAACTCTTTCACGATTTTGATTGTTGACAATCGCAACTGCATAATTTGTCAAAACCCAAGTGAGATGAACGTTTTTAGCATCATATCCTGCCTTTATCAATTTTGGCATATACTGATCAATATCATTTGCATCTTTCATAGTGATGTCAAACATGATATTAGGTAAATGTCTTGAATTTGCATCTGCAAGCATAATGTCAATAGATTTTTCTTTTATGCCCAATTTCTTGACAAACATATGAATTTTCGCAACATCTCTTGGATTTGAAAGTTTCAATCCTTTTATTTCTGGATACTTGTCTTGAGCATCTGCTATCTTCATGAATGCTTTTTTCCATTCATCAACATCACGAACTTTAAATTTTTCTTTTTCCATGAAATTACTAATTGCAAAACCTTTACCAGAGCCTGCACCACCAGCGAGGAACACTATTTGTCCATAGCGTTTCCCTTGATTGTACATTATTAGTTTTTCTTCTAGGTATTTTTCTGCAAGAAATTGAGAAAAGGTAAGCATTAGAAATCCATTTTAATATTAATAAGTTCATTAATATTTATAAAATGAAAAAGGTAGGAGTTATTAATTCAATAAAATCCCTCCTTCGGGATCTTCCATTTTGTCGATAATTCGTTGTTCTTCTAAATCATCTTCTGAATCAAATGAATCAAATGTTTTAAGTATTTTTTCTCCATCATATCCAATATGAAGTTCAACAATACCACCATCCTTTGTAGTAATATATATTTGAACATGTTCAGGATCGGGAGCATAATCTGGATTGTTCCTGAAAGCCTCAATGGTTTCAGAAACTTCTTCCCATACATTCTTTTTTTTGCGTTTCTTTAATTTCATTTTATCTCATTATTATAAGTTGGAGCTGGTGAGAAGAATCGAACTCCCGACCTGAAGCTTACAAAGCTACTGCTCTACCAACTGAGCTACACCAGCACATTGGTTATCCGTTTAATTGTTGGTATTCACGAACATCGGTTTCGGCCTCTTCCATTGTCTTGAAAAAACTACCACCCATTTCTTCTCCATCTTCGTATCTTCGTACAAAGTATTCTCCATTTGTACGAGAACCAAAAATAAATTCACCTTCTTCAAGGATTGCAATTGTTGCGGTTTTCATCTATACCTCGGCGTATGATACACATCAAATGAAAGTGCATCTTTTCTTAATGTTGCGTGAGCGTAACTTGTGCGTGGGCCACGATACATAACCCTCACATCTTGTCTTGGACAATTATGTATATCAGTTACAAACCTTCTACATAGTTCAAGATTTTCTTCACTCATAGGAACACCCTTTACAGTAGAATTAAATCCTATAGCCCGTTCATAATGTTCAATCAATTCATCAAATTTCATAATATTTTCTCATGATAAAATGTTAATTACTGATGGTGAGGAATCGAACCTCACACCGACAATTCACCCTCAAGTGAATTTAGTTCTCCATATATTCCAAAGGACATATTCATGGATTTGCTCTACCTTTGAGCTCTACACCAGCAAATGTTTTAACCAGCACCTGTCCAACGGACATGACAAAAAGTTCTGTCAAGGACATTTCCCCTTGCAAAGTTTCTTGCAGGAGCGGCCCATCCAGCAGGTTTCAAAATATCTCCGAAACTGAATTTCTTATCAGAAGTGGTGTTCACAACAAACGCACTAACACTATTCTTGCTAGTCACCTTGATATATTTTGAACCAGTAGTATAATGAAGTTCATCTCCATATTCCTCACTCATTCTTGCACGAATTCCACTTTCATCCGCTTCTCCTAACCTAGACCATCCACGATAATCTTCTCGCATATGTTCCATCATTGCCTCAACACCGGCTTCAATATTTTCTCTCAAATCATTCATAATATTTTCTCATTTGGGTTAATTAAAAATGAAAGATGATTATCTAATATCCTCACACATAGAGCAAGGTTAATGAGTTCACCGCCACTAAATTACACCGTTGCAGGCACCAGAACATTTCCAAAAGGAAACCATTTGCGAAAACAACTATTAGATAATCTCTTATTCTCTACCTATATTATACCACAGTTTAGGGGTAAATGTCAAGAGTTTATTGGAAACTATATTTCCTTCCATTTCTTACACCATAAAAGATATGTTGATCTATTGATGTAGTTACTCTTTTTTGACCAGCCCATCTAGGAGCATCAATATAATTAGCGTGGTAATGAGTCGCCCCATCTGTAATATCAAGCAAATCCTCTTGTCTTTTCAATACATATTTTGCCAAATTGTGTGCAGTATTCCAAAGTTTTCCTTTGTTTCTTACTTCATCATCCTTGCCGTCACAATACCACGAAAATTGGCATCGATCTCTTTTCGGAAATCCGGTCGCGGTGTGTGGTCCTTCGTAGACCACTTCGCACACAGAGTTGGGATAGTGTTTAGACTTTACTCGATTTAAAGTTACTTGTGCAACTGCAAGTTGTCCTGCAGTGCTTTCTACAGCGGCCTCAAAATAAATATTTTTGGCCATGCATTCTATTTCTGACTGACTAACAAGTGGCTCCCATGATAATATAGGAGATGAGCTTGGAGATAGTTTTTCTATCGTTGTCCACGTAGGAGGTGGTCCATCAACACTTGAATCAATAACTTTCATTCCTATCACATTATGCATTAAAAAAAATATCAGCGGAAATAGATATAGGAAAAATTTTAACATATTCCTCTTTTAGTTGGGTTAACGTTCTTCAGAAACTTGTCCGGTTTCTTTTTGGACTTTTCATATATCTGTCGGCTGAACCCATCTTAGAGCTTTTTATAAAATTATCTATGTCAAAATTTGATTCCCAAATGTCAGTACCCAATGGCCCTGAAAACTTTTGCTTACTTTTATCGTAACCTAAAGTAATTATAAAGTTCAATGGATCAACGAGTCTAGCCGTAACGGAACGTGGTATATCTTCGTTTTGGTCATAATCCAACCGCCGAACTTCGGCTTCTTGATCGGATTCATTTCCTTCAGAATCTATACGCTTAAATTTTATGATTCTATTTTCAAATTTTTTTACATTTATCATTTATGGTAATATTTCTGGAAAAGTTGTCTTAACCAATTTATATGTTAAACCTCTATAGTTTAACTTTTTATCTTTAACTTGAATTACAACTGCAGCCTCTTTAGGATGCAAACTTTCTAACATCTGTACAAACAACTGCTCTCTCCGTAATTGAGTAAGTCCATCATGGCCCCCTTCAATGTATAGGTAAAATTTTCTAATATTGGGATATAGATATGTGGGGTTGTACTCATCAGGAGAACCAATCGTTTTATACGGTGGCTCACCAGAAGGCAGAGCAAACTTTATGTCTGGATGAAAGGCATATTTTAATAGGTCCTTAAGAGGGTTTGATTCATTTTCCAATAAGACTTTCTTTCTAGCCCCAAAGGAATTTGCCGCTGCTACTTCCTCAAATATTCGTGGGATACTTAGTGCCATAAATTAAAACTCCGATAAATTCTCAGTTAAGTTTTTTAACCTATGATTGACAAAGTATGTAAGTAACCTGCTGCGCTCACCAACTTGCGTTGTTTCAAACTGTTTAGTTATATTTATACGAATTGACTCAGGTACTTCACCCAAATCAATTAACTGTTTGTTTCTATTATAGTTCCTTAACATTTCAGCATCACAATACATGTCTGGATCTAAATCATACCACGCATCTACTTTCTTTGTAGTTATAGGTTTCTGGCGCCTACCTTCATCGATAAACACATTATCATCAGACATAATGTTTGGAACGCCATCGCCGACATCTCCCCTTATAAGTTTTTCATGGAGGTTCCTCTTAGCATCACCGTCAACAAACTTCTTTTGCATAGGAGAATATTGTCTAACATTAAATTGATGGAGTTGGACAAAATCTTTATCACTTGATAATATCAATGTTCGTTCATCTATTAAATTTACCAAAGTAGCAATAATATCATCTGCTTCTGCTTTCTCTACTTGAATTAACTTATAGGGAAACCATTGACGGAGTTCGTCTTTCAATTGATTCAAACAATCATAGAGATTAGTCCAATCAGTCCCTGATACTTTTCGTGTTTTCTTTCTGGATGCTTTATAGTTTGGAAAGATGTCTCTTCGCCATGTGTGTCTATCATCACAACATAGGATTATTTCACCATACTCACTTACAAATTTATTTCTATAGATACGTAAGGTATTCAATACAGCAGGTCTAATTACATCCATATCAACAGTTGAGTATTTCGCAGCTGTCATATATGAACCAATAACAATCTGTGAAAAATCAATCAATAGTGCCATCGTTCTCTTCTTCTTTAACTTCCGGTGGCACATCTATAGCATGTAAAAACTGTTGCCATTGTCCACTACGTAAGCTCCAATTATAAAACATATCAAAATAATTACGTTGAATTTTCAAAAGGTTTTGTACATCTTCATCCCAGAAATGTTCTATAGCACGAGATAAAATATGCCCGTGTACATGTGAATGTCTAGTATGATCTTCTTCGTATCCATACATCCAGGGAAAGTTTGCTCCTGTTTCTGGTAGTGCCCCAAGATTAGGAACAACTGCTAAACATCCAGCACTACAAGCTTCTATCAAAGTAATACAACTTGTTTCCTCATAGATACTTGGATAGGCCATAATATGCATTGTCTCTAATGCTTTTCTAATTTCATCATTTGAAACAGTACCATGATAATTAACACCATCCATCCCTTCAGCACGTTTATATATGTGTCTGAATTGTTCATCTAAATGTGGGCGATCATATATCTGAAAACTAGAATAAATATTTAATTCTGCATTCTCAGCTGCACCAAGATTATTCCTCATAAATTCCCAAGAGTCCAAAAGAACTTCTAGTCCACGATGAGGCGTAGAAAAATAGCATACGTTTATCTTGTCACCATCTTTTGGTTTTGTGTGTTCTGGAATAGGTTGAATTGCATTTTGAATTACTATACCTTTTTCATAAGGGAAATTTAAATG